CGGTGACCCGGTGACCAGCGCGGACGCCAGCGAGGTAGACCCCTCGACGTCCTCCATCGGCCAGTACGCCACCACACTCGACGCGACGGGGTCCGTGATCGCGGTGTAGATCACGCTGCGGTCCGGGGCCGGAGCCTGCGCCAGCCGCATCAGGACCCCCGACACGGTGACGTCGCACCATACGTCCGTACCCGTGGTGTCCCAGCCCGGAGCCCACTCCGTCACCTCACCCCACAGCCGGTACCCCTTGCCACCCAACCCGTCCGGCACCGAGATCCGCAGCGGCGTGTTCCGGCCGATCTGCCCGTAGTAGGCGCCCGTCGGGGATCGCGGCGAGAACCGGCCGTCCGTGTTCCGGAGCTGCAGACTCGCCTGCGCCCGCTCCGTCTGCGAACCCTCGCCGCCGGTGATGCCGTAGCTGATGCTGATCTGGCCGCTGTCGTCCCGCACCATGCAGTACGAGGTGATGTCCGTCCACACCCCGTTGATGAGCATTTCCACCGTGACGGGCTGCCCGTTGCCCGCCTCTCCGGACGCGCTAAAGGGACCCGGCGCACCGCCCATGCGGCGCTGCCAGGCCATCACCCGTGCGGCGACACCTCCCGGCATCGGCTACTCGTCCCAGCAGACGAAGCACGTCATATTCACCGCACCACCGAAGGTGCACCTGACCCGCAGGAACTTGCTGATCGCGATGATCGGGCGCTCGTCCGGCATGAACTGGTAGCTGTAGCTGAGGTCCGTCGCCCCGGCCGTCGTCGGAATCAGGCGCGCGTCGAAGGTCCGGGACGCGGTGGTCGTGCCCTCGGCCGTCGCGGTGTAACCGGTCGCGCTCGTGCCCAGAGACAGCAGCGAGGCGGGCGCGTTCGGGTCGACCGGCTGCACACCCGCAGCGACATGAGCGGTGACCGTGGCGGCCACGTCCGTCTGGATCAGTTCGATCTGCCCGGCCGACGACGGCGCCGCGTCCAGCGTGTAGCCCCAGGAGATGAGCTGGATCTGCCGGGTGGCCGGGGTGGCGAGCTGCAGCATCGTCTTGATCGCGGTGCCGGTCGTCACCTTCTGCTGTGCCGTGGTGGTGGACATCGGCCCGTTGAACGTCTTGTACCTGTGCACTCTCGTCCCTTTCTCTACCGGCCGCGCGGCGGCTGGAGTGTTGCCTCAATGGACCCACGCGCCCGCACCTGCTTGCGGCCCGCGTCCACCCACAACTCGCCGAACTCCCGTTCCCCGAGCTTCAGCTGAATGACCAGCGGCTGACCGCCACTGGCCGCGGCGGAGCCAGCCGGAGCGGCGGCCGGCATCGTGGTGCGGCGGGGGGTGTTGAGCATCGACGCCCACGGGGCAGCCGCCTTACGCCGGCTGTCAGGGTTCGACCACACCCGCGACCCCACCGGCAGATCCGCCAACTCCGGACCCTGCTCACCCACCCACGTCAGCCCGGACCGGATCCCGCCCGACGCAGCCATCCCGACAATCCCGCCCGCAGCCTTCTTCCCGAACGCCTTCTCGATGGCCTTCTCCATCGCGCCCGCGAGCTTGTCCATGCTCTTCTTCAGGTTGTTCTGCGACGTGGTCAGCGTCTTCACGACCGTCGTCTGCGCCTTGATCGCCGCCCCGTACACGGCATCTGACGTCGTCTTCCCTGCCGAACCGGCTGCCTTGTCGATCTGGCCCTGCAGTTGGTTCATCGTCTGGATCTCCGACGACGACGCGCTGAGCAGCGCGCCCGCAGTCTCCAGCCCGCCGCCCTCGATCCCCGCCTCGGCAATCTGCTGGATCAGGTCCTTCCGGACGCCCTTCCCTCGCAGGTCCTTCAGCGCGCCGGCGAACGCGGTGGCTTTGTCGCGGCTCGCCGTGAGGCCGCTCATGATCGACGACATGGTGACCGTCTTGTCGCCGGACGCGCCCTTGGTGATGTTCGCGCTGGAGAGCACCCCGCCCTTGACCGACGACGACAGCGACGCCGCCGCGGACTTGAGATCGGCCAGCTTGGACTTCGCCGACTCCAGGCTCTTGGTCACCGAGTTCAGCGACTTCTCGTACTTCAGCAGCGACCGGCCGGTGGAGTCGAGCTGCTTCAACAGCCTGCTCTCGGTGCCCCCATGCGTGGACTTCTGGATGATGCCGCGCCACTGGTTCAGCGCGTTCACCAGCGACGACACCGAGTCCGGCTTGCCGAGCGCGTTCCCGAACTCCGACCGCTGGTACCCGGCCATTCGCCCGTAGTGGCTGATGGTCAGGTCACCCCACGCGTCGTGCCGGGCCTGCCGCTCGGCCTCCGCCTGCGCCTTCGCCCGCTGCTGCGCCTTCGACAGCTTGACCTTGCCGCCCCTGGCGAAGCGCGGCATGTCGATCTCGCCAGCGTTCAGGCGCTGCATGAACTTCTCGCCGTACTTCTGCACGGCCGCGGCCTTCATCACGAACTCGCCGTTGCTGAGCCACGGCGCGAACACATCGTCGCTGGTGCCGGTGCCCGGCCCGGAGACGAGACCACCGTCCGCGTACCCGTGCCGGAACGAACGCCCCGTGAACAAGCCGCCCGTCGCACCGACAACGTCGTGCAGGGACTGCCCCTTCGGGATACTGCCCGCGACGGAGTACCGCTGAGTCACGATCGTGTTGTACGTCCAGGTCGTCGACTTCTTGCCGTTGATGGCGTTCATCGCCCGGTTCACCGCGGCAATGTTCCCGAGCGCCTTCCCGTTCGCCGTATAGACCTCGGTCCGCCCATCAGGCAGCGTCCGCGTCTTCAGCCCGACCGCATTCAACGCCTTGATCGCCGCCGCGTTGAGCGTGTCCACCTTGACCGACTTGGCGCCCGGAGTCTTCCGGATCTCCGCCTGCACCGACTTCAGCCCAGTGATGGCTTCCTCGCGCTCCAGCTTCACCAGCGTCTTGATCTCAGACGGCGCACCAAGCAGCGTGTTGACGTACTCCTGCGCCTTCTTCTTGTTCCCGTCGAAGGCCTCCGTGGCGAGCTTCGTCATCTCGGTACGCAGAGCCGACGACTTCTCCGTCATTGACGCGAGAGAGTCGTTCGCCGCGACGCCCGCCGCGATGAACTCGTCCTGGCTCTTGGCGGCTGCGGACATCACATCCCGGTTCGCGCGCCCCTTCTCGGTGTGCGCGTCGAGGGTCGCCCCGTTTTTCTTGAAGCTCGCGGCGAGGTTGTCGAGGGACTCCTCGAACCTCGTCTCCGCATCGAACGCCGACCGGTTCACGTCGTTCAGCGCGATGATGCTGGCGCGCAGTCCGTCCGCGCTCTGCTTCTGCGCATCCAACTTCGCCTGAGCCGCCTGCGCCGCCGCACCGAAAATACCCATGCTCTCGGCAGCCATCTGCTGCTCGAACGCCTGGTCCTTCAGCGCATCGCTGTAGTCAGTGGTGAACTTCTTCAGGCGGTCCATGTCACCGCCGCCGGCCTTCCACGCCCTCTTCAGGATCTCGAATTGCGCGGCAGCGAGTTTCGGGTTCCCGGCCTTGACGTTGTTCGCCATGACCTTGTCCCACGCGTCCAGGTTCTTCGTCGCGTCCGTGACTCCCGGCCCGGTGGCGATACCCACCCAGGTGCCGAAATCGGAGGTGAGCTGGACGAACTTGTTGTCGCTCGCGCCCTTCGACAGCATGGCGATCGACGCGGACATCTCGTCCAGATTCGTCGACAGCGTGCCGGTCACCTTGCCCGTGGTCGCCAGCGTGTTCAGCGACGTCGACAACTCATCGACCGCGACCGGCGCCTTGTTCTCGGACAGCGCGTGCATGGCCAGCGACAGCGCCCCGACCACGCCCAGAGCGAGCGCAGCCTTGCCGCCCGTGGACAGAGTGCCCAGCGCAGTCGTCATCCCGGTGATGCCGCCACCCGCCGCAACTGCCGCAGCGCGGAGTTCCGTGATCTTCGTGGCCAGGGTGGCGTAGCCCCCCGCGATCGCACCGACTCCCGCCCCGGCCAGCTTGATCAGCTTGAACGCTGCGTACACCGACATCAGCGTGCCGATGAGTTCCGGCGGTACCGCGGCCACCAGCTTCGCCATTGCGTTGACCAGGGTCAGCATCCCCGGCCCCGCCTGCGACGCGCCCTCCATCAGGTTGGTGACGGCCTCCGCGACGCTGGTGAGGAGCTGCTTGACCGCCGGGCCCTGCGCCCGCGCATACTCGAAGAACGAGGCGATCGGCCCGGACGCGTTGCCCTCCGACAACACCCGCATAAAGTGAATCGCCCGGTCAGTGGCGCCCTTCAGCGTGCTGTTCGCGAAGTCGGACACCTTCTTCGACAGCGTGTCGAATGCCGCCGAGTTCACCCCACCGCCGGCCACCGTCATCAGCCGGTCGAACTGGGTAGCCGTCCCCTCCACCATCGGCTTCAGCTTCGGCAGAATCTGCCCCACCACCGCGAAGGACTTCTCGACCGGCGCCATCGTGAACTTCGCCGTGCTGTCAGAGAAGTCACTGAAGGTGTCCTTCAGCACCATCAGCCCGCCGGCCGCCCGCTGCGTGGCCTTCGGCATGGCGCCCATCACCTGCGCCGCCTGCGCTTGCGCCTGCGCTGCCTGCTGCGACCCGCGCCCGTACTGCCGGACCGCGTCGTTGTACTTCGTCTGAGCGGCGGACGCATCCTTCAGGTTCGAGATCTGCGGGCCAACCGCCGCCCCGAACGCCGCCACCGCCAGGCCCGCCGCGCCCGCCTGCACAGCAATCGGAGCGAGCGACGCAGCCACCGGGATCGCAGCCGGGGCGAGGTTGAGCAGCGACGCACGGACGTCACCCATCGCCCGCGTAATCACAGAGCTGGACCGGTTCATGTCTCCGGCCGTCCCAGCGAACCGGCCGCGCATGTCGCGGAGCCGGCCGTTGACGTCGCGGAACCCGGACGCGGTGTCATCGTTCACCCGCACGGTGATCGTCACGTCATCCGACATCGTCCACCTCCCTCCGGTCGCGTGCGCCGCCGAGCTCCTCGATCGCAACGAGGCGCATCAGCTCGGTGTCCTCCGCCATCAGGGAGGACAGGGTGTAGCCCGGGAACCGCTCCAACAGCCCGAGCAGGTACCGGGCCCGGGTCAGCTCGCCAGGCTCTCGGACAGTGCTTCCATCGGGACGGACTCCACCAGGGACGGCCCGCCAGAGGGCGAGCTCTGCGGCAAAGGGTCAGCATCGTGGACCCCGATCAACGCCTCCACGTAGGCGTTCTGCAGGGCGCGGGCCAGGCCCTGGTCGACCTGCTTCAGCCCGTCCTCGGTCGCGGGGATCGGCTTGCCTTCCCCGTCTTCGAGGTTCCAGGAGAGCAGGTTGCCGGCGAACCGCTTCATGCTCGCGGCGACGTCCTCGCCGTCCCCGCCGTCGAGCCCAGTCGCAGCCGTGTACTCGCCGAAGGCCATGCCCTTCAGCGTGGCCTCGGCGCCGTGGTACTTGTGGCCGTCGGCAAAGCGGATGTTCACCTTGCTGACGGATGCGTTGAATCCCATGTGCTGCCTTTCACGCCCAAGTCGGGACAGAACCGTCCGCAAGGGACATGGGGACCGAGAAGGTGAGCTCGCCGCTGTCCGAGCGGGTCAGCTGGTAGTCCGTCGCGATCATCTCCATCGCGAGGGTCACGCCGTTGACGGTCTGCGTGACGGTGCGCTGCACCGACGTGCTGGGCACGGTCTTGAACACGTCATGCGACTGGTTCGACGCCGCGTTGAAGACCCCGTTCAGCGTGACGCTGCCGTCTGCGAGGAGCAGCAGCCGCTCGTTCGCCGACTTGTCCACACCGGTGATGTCCTGCACACCCCTGGGGGTGCTCATCTGCCAGTTGGTGATGTCGTTCTTGATGGCTCGTGCGGTGCCCGACGCATCGTCAACACTCAGCGTCGTCTGGCCCAACCCGCTGCTTTTCGCCATGCCAGGTCACCCCTTCTGAATTTCGTCGGCCAGCTTCTGCTGGTGCTCGGAGAAGTCCTCAACCCAGGTCGCCGGGTTCAGGTGCTGCCGCGCCCGCGTCCCGCGCGGATTTCCGCGGTGGTCGCCGTCACGGACGATGTACAGCGGCTCACGGCCTACCTGGATGCGGTGCTGCTTGTACTGAAAGCACGGCTGTCCTGCCGTGAAGACGAGATAGACGTGGCCGTCCTGGAGGGTCTGTACCGCGTACTGGTACTTGACCTCTCTGCCCTGGTGCTCGAACGTGGCGGACTTGACGGTCTCCCGCAGGTCCGGCGTGAGGTTCTCCAGCCGCACGCCCCACCCGTTGAGGTAGTGGGGGCAGTCGACCTCCGCGCACGTGGCAGGCCGCCAGTGCGTTGCGAGCGGCGACACGACGGCGTAGGTCTTGTATGCCTGTGACGGCATGAGCGGGTTGATCCGGTTGAGTGGCATCAGAACACCTGCCCAGCGATCTCGTTCTTGATCACGTTCACGGAGAACGCCAGCGAGGTGAACCCGCCCGTCGTCACCGTGCTCACCCGGACATAGCGGCGGATCGTCGCCGTGTTCGACAGCGCGATCCGCTCCGCGAGCGGCGCGCCCCCGGTGATCTGCGTGAACGCGAAGGACGTCACATCGGCGAAGGTGGCATTGTCGGCCGAGTCCTGGATCTTCACCGTGGCGTCCGTGCCCGTGAAGGAGAACACCTGGAGGTACGCCTGCCCGCCGAACGAAGCCGAGGCGGCCGTGTCGATGCCCGTCCCCAGCGTCGCCGCGGTATCCGTGCGCACGCCGGCCGTGAGCTGCCGGCCCCACTCGATGCCGTAGCCGGTGGACTGCGCGGACACCCCGAACGTCAGCATTCCGTCGTCGCCGCGGGTCGGGTCGTAGTTGACCTGCTTCCCGATCAGGGATGCCGCCGGGTCACCGAGGGTGGTACCGCGGCAGTAGGTCATGACCACGTCGGTGCGCGGCAGCGCGGACAGCTTCTCGTGCAGGCCGCCCGTGACCGCGACCGTGTTGAAAAACGTCGTCATCTCGAACTGGCCGGACCGCAGACCGCCTTGCCGTTCGTAGGCGCTCTTGTCGATCCCGGTCATGTTCAGCAGCGCAGGGCCACCGCCGATGGTGCCGAGCTGCTGGATGTCGCCGCTCGCGTTGAAGCCCTGGATGTAGAGGGCATCCCCGAGCCCGCTTGCTTTTGCCACTAGGGGGCCTCCGTCCATACGTCGTCGATCACGAGGGGGATGGTCAGCGTGGCCACCCGGTACGTCGTCGAGTCGAGCCGCGTGTAGCCGAGCCGCGCCCGCAGCAGCGCGCCATACGCGCCCAGCAGGTCCACCTCGGCGACGCTGCCGCCGAGCTCGAAGTCCCCGGTGTACGCGTTCATCAGGCCGTTCACGGCGCCCGTCACCGCCACGTCCACGTCACCCGCAGGTTCCGTGTCCGCCGGCAGGAACACCCGGCCGTTCAGTTCCAGCCGCACCGTCACCGCGGACAGCCCGGACCGGGCAGGGATCGGTGCGATGTCGGTGACCCACAGGGCGTAGGTCAGTCCGCTGCCGGGCGCGGACACCGGTTCGTGGTCCAGGACTTGCTCGAACAGGCCGAGTCCCTGCGCGTGGGACATGGCCGCGCTGCGGTAGGCATTGAGGTCAAGCGGCACGGGGCATCACATCCGTCCCGTGTAGCGGCGCAGCAGCCGTTCGCCGATGCCGCGCTTGCGGGAGTTCAGCTCATGCCGCGTCTTGATCCAGTGGTCGTAGCCCTTGAACTTCGTCACCGGGAAGTTCCGCGATCCGACCCCGGCGAGCCAGGGCCCGTACACGACACGGGAGTCGGAGATGACGTTGCCGTCGACCACGACGCAGCGGGACTCGTAGTAGCCGGTCGGGTTGCGGAACACGGCGCGCATCTCACGGCGGAGGATGTTCAG